CGCGCCCTTACGCAGAATCAGATCACGCGTTTGAGGTATTTGCGCTGGATATAATGATTGTTCGCAGATACATTTCTGGAATGCTAGTAGATCCTTGTGTAGTGTTACTTGAAGTCAATGATCACGTTGGATATAATACGCCTCCAGATGCGCTCTTTGATCGCATGCAAGATGATTTCTTGCGCTGGGTATGGAGCAATGGATACGCTCCGTGTCTTTGACGCGCGCACGAATGCTTTTTTGATAGATTTGCGCGCGAAATATAGAGGATGACTTCTAAATTTTATTCTGCGCCATTCAAGGATGAGCATGGGCAAGGTATGTCTCTGCGCTTCATTGATCAGCCGATATCGCGCGCGATATTTACGCGATTTGAGAGTGTATGCAAAAAGAACATTGAATTCGGCGAAATTGATGCGGAGCAACTATTAGTTTTATTGCGCGACGCGCGCGTTGATTTAACTGGCGCGTCTGACGCACCATCCGCACGCCAAGGCCTGGATATCTTTCAAGCGCAGTCAATTCGCAGACACGTTATTCGCCAGTACAACATAACGAATTCACATCGCGTTGCCAACGAAATGCGCGCGATCGCGCAGAAATACGAGAGCGGGGAATCTATCCTGACCATTTCGCGTGCGATTCGTCTTTCGCCATACATCATCTTTCGCGCGCTCATGGAGCATTTACATGGCGCAGAGATGCGTGACAAAATCAATCTTGTGTCTCTGGGGAAAGTGCGCGCGGCAGATGTATTTGACGAGCGAACCGCGCGCGAATATGATGATGTGCGCGAATATGACTTTGAATCTGTTGCAGTGCAAATGCGGATGGCGCATGCGGCAGATACGCGCGAATCGAATTTCATTGCGTTCTTGCGCGACGAGCTTGGAATCGCGCTCAAAACGCAAGCTGATCTATATGAGGCTGCGACGCGCGCACGTGCGCAACCTGTGACGCCGGATGCGCTATTTACGAGCCCAGTTGTAATTAATGGTGTTCGCGTGCACTGGATTGATTTCAAAGCGTACTGTGGCACTCCGATTTCCTTTTTAGCGCGAAGTGTGCGTGCGCAACATGACAAATACGTGCGCGCGTTTGGGCCTGGATTTATTGTATATGAGCATGGATTCGCGGAGCCAATAGAATATTCCGCAGTAAGCGCGCGCGCATTGCGCGATATAATCGAAAAAGGATTGACACGCGCGATTTTAGTCTGATGCGCAATTTGTTGCGCTTGATATATAATGCCAAGCAGAAGTTCCTCACGTCGGTCGCGTCGCGGTTCGCGTCGTTCGCGACGCGCGGGTCGCGGCGAAAAGGTCTCGCATTCTCCGCGCAAACGCGCGACACCAAGCAAGCAAAAAAAAGAGAAGCAACTTACGGATAAGACGCTCGCGGAGTTGCAAATGGTCGCGCGCTCACATGGTATTCCTTTTGGTGGATTATCGCGCACGCAATTGATGGATAAGATTATCGCGTACCGTTAAATACCGAGCGCATATCGCGTACTATGGTGCGTAAACGCGGGTATTTCCGCGCGCGGCCCATCATGAAAATGATTGTGTATATACGCGATTGCAAACGCATATGAATCGCGAAATGTTGTTGTCGTATTGGCAACGCAACTAAATAGCTCCACTGGTGACGATAGATTTCTACAGCGACGGAGATCTACTTTTTTGGTTCCCACGGAGCGATTAAATATTACTGCGGAAAGTATCGCGCAATAACTGGCGTCGCGCGTGCGATCTGCCAGAATATATGGTGTGCTACTTAGCAATTCATTCACAATTTCTTGCGCGCATTGCACTTCATTTTGCGTGACTGCATGCATCGGCAAATCATACAAAACATTCGCAACACAATTAGGTTCCATTAGAGGTTCCTCATGAGCATCCGCATCGTGTATAACGCGCGAAATGGATGGAACGCGAATCGCGGGTTCATCCGCGCAATTTATTGGGCACTTATGAGTGATCATGTCATACAATATACTTGCTTATTTCATTTTTCTGAATGTACGCGCAAGGCGAGCTTAACATTGCGGAGATAACGGAGCGCGCGAAAGCGTATGTTGCGCAAAATGACCGCGCGGCTTTCCGACCGATTTTGCGCGCGATTGAGCAATTCGCAGTATCGCGCAAATTGATTATAGGTGGGCGCGCGGGCATTAGCGCGCTCTGCAAGGTTCCACTAGGTGGCGCAGATGTGTGGATTCTTGAATTATACAGTTTGAACATTGAGAAAGATATGACAGACTGCATCGCGCAAGTAACCGCGCAAATGAAAGCCACAGATTCATCTAAGGATGCATACACGGGCGATTATCGCACAATTATTTTGCGCACGAGTCTTCCGGGGCGCGAATATAGGATGTTTGCGGATTACCGTCTTGTTGCGATTGGATACTCTCTTGGAGAGCGCAAAGGAATCAATATCGCGGATATAATTGCACCGATCATAGATGAAGGGCCATTTGGAACAAAGGATGCGCAACTTATGCCGCGCGATGTACAAATTATGAGTGTCGCGCGCGCGCTTTATAACCCTGCGAACGCTGGCGAATGGGCAGCGCACTACTCGCGAATTAGCGCGCTCTTTGTGCACAACGCGTCTGGCGGAGCAAGCGACCCAAGCGACCCAAATGGGACGAACGGAGCGAACGACTCGAATGGAGCGCGCGATTTCGCGCACCAAGGCGCTCTTGTTGGCGAATACGCCGTTGAATATTATACTGGCATTCCCGCAGGTAAGCGCGCGCGACCACAATATTTGATCTCGTTTGATGGCATAGACGATTATGCCGCGCGCGAACACTTATCCGCGCATTATTCCGACATTCGCGCGCCCGACGACTTTCGCGCGCGAAAAGTGACTATGCATCGCGCGAATGGAGACACAGTCGCGGATTTATTCAACGCGCTCGCGTACGAACCAATCCCAGTGAACGAAGCAAAAAATATTAAGTGGTGTTCACACATTGCCGCGCCTTTTGTTGTATTGCGATTCTTGCTTTTGGATGTATGGGCGCTTTCTTTCGTCATTAAACTTTCGCGCGATAATGAATCACTGCGGCGCAGACAAGAATATTTGCGCGATCTTGCGTATCAACTATTTACGTGGATTGAAACTGCGACTATCGCTGAAGTGTTCCCGGCGAAATTTATGGGCATATACGTGCAAGAAAGTGTTGCAAAGAGAATGGTCTCGCGCGAATCTCGCGAACCTGTGAGCGCAATAAGCAAAAAAGAACTTATTGCGCTTGGCAATGAAATATTATTGCGCATGAAAGTCATTTAACTATCTGAGTTCTCATCCGCGTCTTCATTTTCGGCCGCGATATCTTCAAGACGTGCAACTGGCGCTTTTTTTGCATCCACTTTCTTGTTTGCGCGCGCCCTCTTTGGTTTAGCTGCAGCGATCGGAGCATCCGAGCTTGCGGGATCCGCGGAAGCAGATGGTGCCGCGGCTGGAGACACATGACCCGCTTGCTGCTTCAGTTTCGCGCGCTGCGCTTCAAACTCTTTCTTGTACTCGTTGAGCTTAACTTGGTAATCAGTACGTCCATTGAGAATGTTATCGTAGATCATTGTTGCCTCCTTCTTCAGCCTATCTGCCTCCTTGGTTTGCGAGTAGACCACTGACGCGTGTATCGCGTTCACATGCTCCGCGAATAGCGCGCGCTCAGTCTCACTTTGAAGGTACTTGGCAATGAACCAGCTTTTCACAGTCGTTGGTGGCTTCGCTTTCGCGGCTTCAGATGTCGCGGCTGCCGCGCGCGCTCTTACGGGCTTCTGACTCAATCCATTGATCAATCCAAGGATTTGATCAAGCGAACTCTTAATGTTCGCAAGGTCGCTCGCCATGGGCTGATACATAACAGTCAGCGCATCTAGGAGCGCGCGGTTGTCCATTGCCACGGATTTCTTCTCGGTTGTCATACTTGCGCGGGATGATTGTAATGATAATTAGTTATATATTCAATTTTTTTCTCTATATTGCCGACCCTGTTTCCGCGGTCGCGCATGAAGTTGCGGCTTTAGATATGAGAGACAACGTTTCCTCGCCTTCCGCAATAATAGTGCGCGCGATACCCATTTCTTCGTCACCCATCTTATTCGTGGGAGACACAAGTGAAGCGCGAACGAGCGCGAAGAAGTCATTAGTCGCGCAAGTAATTTCATTAGCTTGCGAAAGCTCCGCGCGCGGCACAATGCGCGCCAACACACTTGCCGCATCAAGATTCTCGCGCGCGACTACGCATGTCAAATGGCATTGCGTAGTATCTGCGGATAATGAGTATGCGATACATGCATCCGCGACGCTAGGACCCGCGACGCTAGGAGCCGCGACAACGCCAGGAGTCGCAACGACTTTCTCCTCTAAAGCGCGCGAAATGGTGATATCTGCGAAATCGGGACATTCAATTACGCGAATCGTGAGTGGGGGATCACCCGCAAGAAGGATTCGCACGGAATGCGCCGCAATGCGCTTCTTTGCGATCGTTGGCCCCACATTCGCAAGGAATCGCCCGTACATGACTAAATTCTCAGGCTCCATCACGTGCTGCCAATTCGTGACAATATCATTAACAAATGCCCACGCTCCCAAAGTAGATGTAATTGACGCGCGCAATGCCAAGTAAAAGTACCTTGCGTCTTCTATTCCATCTTTGAAAGACGCAGGGAATTCCGCGCGCAAAAGATGTGATCCCATGATAATTGCGGAAACTTCCGAGCGCAATGGCGCGACGCGCATAAACATACTTGGATTAACAACGAAAAGATTAGTGTAATCCGCGAGAGACGGTGGGCGCGCGTCCACACTCAAAAGAATGATTACGACATCGCTAATTCGCGCGTAGAGATCCGTGGGCCATTTCGCGCCCAAAATGATCACAACGTGCGGCTTACACTCTAGCAAATCGCGCGCGATAATATCACGCTCTGAATGATCTGGGATGGCCGCAATCGCGCGCTCACATTTGATTGTGGCCGCGAACGCGCACTCAAACAAGCGCGTCGCATCATACAGAACGGTCGCGCGCGACATATTCACGGGACTTGTATCGTCGCTCGGAGCTGCGAAATCAGAATTTTCGTCCGAAGAAGATGACATTGTTCGCACTTTCATATATATTTAGTGCGCGGTCTAAAATATAGAAATGACCACTAATGAAGCGCGCATTGCCGCCGCGCGCTGTCTCGTTGCGGCACCACTTATAATCACTCTCGCAGATAATCAGCGCAATCGCAATATTCGCGCACTAATGCGCGCGGAATGGGAGCACCAGGGTGAGCTTACGATATCTGACGCAGTTCTGCATCCATACGTTTTGCATTTGCGCCTCAGTAAGGTACCAAAAGGATATCGCTTGAACATTGCGATTCCAGCAGGATACGAGAAGTCATTGCGCGCGAATTTCCCTATCTTTCGCGAGGCTGCGCAGGCTTTCTGGACAGAGTTGCGCGCGCGCGATCTCAGTGATCTTCCCGCGCGCCTTTGCGAAACAGAAACTGCGCTTTATTGGACCGCGGATGATGAATATTGGCTTGGTATCTTCGGCTATTTCACTGATGGATCTGGACACAAATATATCACAGATGGATGCAAGTAGTTATCAAGAACCGCGCGATGACCCGTTTGCAACTGATCGCATTCTTTTGCGCTTTTTTATTGTCACACTAACAATGTGTATAGGGTGTCTTTCTGTGTGTATTGGTAGTCTTACTATCTTCCTTTGTCGTATGCGACCGCGCGAGCCGCCAATTAGCGCTGCGCGAATAGCAGATGTTGCTTGCAATTTAGCTCTCGAAAGAGCGCGAACGCGCGCGAAAAATGAAGGCGCGGGATCACAATAGATAAAAATGCGCGAATTTCCCAAACTTTTGATGGCGCGATCTGCCGAAGTGCCCGCTGGGTGCACAGGAGATGGATTTATCGTCTTCACGCCCGCGCGCAAGTGCTACTTGCGCTTTGATGGGCGCGACTTCTTGGATTGTGTGCGCGCTTATCAAGATTACGCGCGCGATGTGAAAACACCAGATTTCCAAGAAGTAATCGCGGGGACAAAATGGCATCGCCTCGCGTTCGACTTGGATTATGATATTGATTCGGATGAAGAATGCTCGTATGATGAATCCGTGCGCTGGTTCAGAGATGCAATTCGCGAGCTTATTTTCGCAGCAATCGACGCGTATTATACTATGTTCGACGATTGCATTACAGAGCGCGATTTTACTGTTTGCGAATCGCTAAACGCGCGCGAACCACTCAGACTCTCCGCGCACGTGTTAATTGCGCGCGCAATACCGCATTATCGCGTTGCGAAACACTTTACTGATCTTGTTATTCAAGGAATGCGCGAAGATACGCGCGACATTGTGGATCGCTCGCTGAATAGCTCGCAACACAATTTGCGACTCACGGGATGCGCGAAACCTGGATCTATACGCGTTAAGTGCGCGCCACCGGGCGCGAAATTCGCGGATACACTTGTTCAAGCACCAGCAATGCGTGTTCCGGAGGAAATCGCGGCAAAGTTCATCGCGCGCGATGAACACAACGCGCCACAATGTGTACCCGCGAATCCGCAACTTGTTCAAAGAGCGCGCGAATTAATTGACATGAAATATGGCGCGGGAACGCACGTATTTCGCAGGCAAATGGGTTCATTGCTCGCGTTTGATCGCATGCGCCCATCAAAGTGCGAATTATGCGCGCGCGAGCACGATCACGATAATACAGTGCTTGTGAGCATAGCGGAGAAGATTGGCGCGCGAACGCAAATCTTTGAGCTTTGTCGCCACCATCCACAATCTCGCGCGATTTTGCTAGAGTCAGTCGCGAGTGTTGATAACATCGCGATCGCGTGCGAAACGGATGTGCAAGAATTGCCGCGCGCGGCATGGGAGTCGCGAATTCGCGCGCGAACATACGTTGACACGGAAATGCGCGATTATCCCGCGAATCCGCGCACTTTGTTTGTGCGCGCGCCAATGAAACTCGGCAAAACAAAAGCTCTGCGCCGTTTCGTTACAAATTATGCGTCCGAAGAGAGTGCGCGCGTCATCTTTGTATCATTTAGGCGCACATTTTCATCCGCGATTGCGAAGAAATTCAGCGAATTTTCATTGTATTCGGATATTCGCGGCGCACTGGACGTAAACAAAATGATTGTGCAAGTAGAATCGCTGCATCGCATTATTCCGGATAAGCTTGGGCCGATTGATTTACTTATCTTGGATGAATCGGAATCTATCATTGATCAATTTGATTCCGGTTTATCATCAGATCATGCCGGCGATTTCGCAGTCTTCGAATGGCTCGCGCGAACTTCGCGCAAGTGCATTCTATTGGACGCATTTATGAGCGAGCGCACGTATTCAGTTATTGGGCGCATTCGCGGAGTTGATGGCGCGCTTCTTATCAAGAACGAGTACAAGAACGCGATTGGCGAACAATACTACTTCACGTCAAATCGCGAGCAATGGCTAATTGCACTCTTAGAGTGCGTGCGCGCGCACGAGAAGATTGTGATATGCGCGAATAGCGCAAATGAAGGGCGCGCACTCTACGCTATGCTACAAGCGCAATTCGCAGATGACGCGCGCGCGCCAAAAGTCAAATTCTATTGGGCAGAAACATCCGCGAGCATCAAAGCGCGCGATTTCGCGGATGTTGGTGCGGCATGGGCCGATTGCGATATTCTCATATACACGCCAACACTAACTGCGGGCGTTTCCTTCGAGAGTGTGCATTTCGATCGTCTCTTTGGGTATTTCACGGATAAATCGTGCGCGGCGCAAGTTTGCATACAAATGATGGGGCGTATTCGCGATATCGCGCGCAAACAGCACTTTATTTGCTTGCAAACCGATCCTGGCTCATTTCCAGTAACGCGTGAGGATATGATTATGAATTTGCGCATGCGCAAAAGCACTATTATGACTGGAGAGACAATAGATGTGGAGTTTACAGATGCTGGACTTCCAATGATTCCTGACACGAATTACGCAGAAATGCGCGTGCAAAACGCAATCGCGCGCAATCGCTCGCGCAATGACTTCGCGCGCGAACTTATAGGACTAATCAAAGAGACAGGAGCCACTTGCGCGCGATTGTCATCGAGCGTGCACGAAGACGTATTTGGGCGCGCGCCATCTTTCCTTGAATTGCAAAATATGCATATAAGTCACGCGGACGCGCAGGAAGCGGCCGCGTTGAAGCGCGCTGAGACTATCGCGAATGCGCGCGAATTAACTGGCGAAGAGAACAAGAAATTGAATGAAATGCTCATCGCGCAATATGACAGCGAACGCGTCACGGAAAGTGATAGAGCGGCAATGCAAAAGTATGATTTGCGCGCGACATACCACAAACATGACGCAATGAGTGCAGAGTTCGTATTAATCTTCCTTGATTCCGCAACAATGGGTGCATTCAAGAATCTTAGTATACTTTGCGAGCATCTTGCGCGCAATGATCGCGATATCGCGCGCGCCTTGACGGAAATGCGCACGACTGAGCTCGCATATTTGCGCCAGTGGTCTAATAATGGCGCTGCGACTGATGAGATGGATTATGCGTATGTGTACGAGACGCATCATCTCGCGCACATTGGCGTAACTTTACTTGGATTCGCGAATGTACTTGACGCGCAAGCGCGCGCGATTTGCGATGTTGAATTGCGCGTTACGGAAGCGATACCGCGAATTAGTCGCATCTGGTCGCGATTCAGATGTCAATTCAAGTTACCGCCACTCAAAAATGAGATAATTGACACGCAGCTTTTCATAGAGACACTCAAGGCGATTCTTGAATCCACATATTGTATCTTTCTCGTGCGCGTAGGTAATCTTTACAAACTAGAAGTAACCAAGTTCTTCTGCGTCTTGCCCAATGGGAAATTGATCACTACAGCGAACGGAGTATGATTTGCAATTTTTATTTTTGCGCGAATATACATGTTGCGAACAATTGAAGAGTCACTTGGGATCAAATCAAAAAAGATTAGCGCACCACTTGAGGCCTTTATTGGGACATCTGTTGCGTACTTAGCGTCCGCGAATGGGCGTTTGCGCGCGCAAATGATTAGAATAGTGCTCGTTGAGTTGGGTCATAGGCAATTTATTGCGGGTGGTGAGGATTTCGACGAAGCGCTTATAGAGCGTGCGACTGACGCAATTGCGCGCGCGTGCGTTAGCGCAACTAAAGAGCAACGCGAAGAGTACATAGTCGCGCACGCACGCGCGATTCCAGCCGCAGGAGCGCGCGCAATCGCGCGGATTTGCGCACAATTGCCGCAAGTTGGTATGGTGCTTGAATTCGCGCCACACGAGCGATTCTTTTGCGCGCGCGAGATACTTAGAGAAAGTCGCGCGCACTATGACAGTTTGCGCGCTACCAGTGATTTACCCGCTATTGTCGAGAAGGCGTACCACGCGGAAAAGTCGCACACTATCATCATTAACGCGCTCAATTTGCGCGCGCTGACTTATTTGTTCCTTGAGTTTGTACGCGCGCGAATTGTGCGCGATGGCGCGACATTCGCCATGATTGTGCACGGAAACGATGTTATTATTAATATGCCAGCGGCAGTCGCAAGTATGCATTTGTCTGGCGATTGCGCACTCACGGTGATATCTGTGTGCGAAAAAAAGATCATTGCGGTGAGTGATGTTGTCGCGCTCGATTAGTGGCGCGGCACCACTTTTTTCGCGCGTTTAATGCGCATTAATCGCCGCGGAGGCACTCGCGCGCGCGATGATGAGCGAAAGCACCTGGTTGATATTCGGAATTGGTGCAAATAGCTGTCCGTGGAATTGCGACTTGATTGTGCGATGCATTAAGTGCAAAACGCGCTGTAGTAGAGATATCGCGCCGACGTATGGATCTGAATGCGCGCCATACTTTTCTGAATATCGCGCGAGAATCGCAAGCGTAAGTCGGCAATCAACGCATCCATCAAGACCGGGAACTGCACTAAAGTGCGCGCGATTTGCGGGAATGAAACAATATTCGCGCATTTGATTATAGTAAAAGAGCGCGTTTTCATGTTGCGTTGTTGAATATTCGCGCATTTGCGAATATTTCGCTTGTGTCGCAATCAAGCGTACCTCTGTTGACGATTGTCCCGGAAATGCTTGCAAATTGAGCACATTGTTATCAATGAACATGTAACGGTGCGCGCTGTATTCCGCGAGTGTATCGCGTTTAAACATCTTGTCATATTCCGCAATTGTTGCACTGTACATGCTATCGCGCGCGCGAGTGCGCACAATCTCTATGTCGCGCGGATTCATAAAGGGAGTGCGAAATTTGAGCATACAAGCCGCTGGTTGCAGAAGATGAACCCACATATGTTGCCACATGTTATTCGCGATGATATCTAGGTCGCTAGGGTGCTCATCTTCTTCGTCACCGCCGCGCGAGTTTGTATTCGTGCGAATATCTGAGATAAAGTAAACAATGTTACCAGCAGCACTAAGAGCGCGAAATGCGCGCGCGAGATCATTCGTAAAGAGATCCTCAATGATGTAGAATGTGTATCCTTTTTCGCGCAAAATAACGCGCGCTATGTCATCTGCGCTCAGCATCTCATTTTCGCGCATCTGCGTGCCTTTTGGGCGTTCCACTATCGCGTTTGTGGTCGCGAGATTAATTGGCGTGCGCGCGAACTCAGTGCGCGCGGATGTTCGAAAGTAGAGGATGTCAGATTGCGCACTACCCATAATATTATGCTCTTGCGGATCTATCAGCACAAACTTAATCGCGGGAAACATTGTCGCAAGCATAAAGCGCGAATGTCCCGGTGCTGATCCAGCATACACGACATATGTCTGCGTTACTGGGCGTGCGTAATCGGTTAGAAATTGGACTTCCGAAAGAAACAACTTGAGTTGCCCAACATGAAGCGACGCGCGAACATATTGCAAGCGCTGATATTGCGCCACACCAGGAATATCCGCGACAGTGATCATCATCGGTGGCACGTACGAGCCAATCATTGATTGAACAAGCGCACGCATTGGACCGTCGCGGACTTTTTGAAGAGCAAGAGACACTGTTTTCGCGCTTGCGTGTTCCATCCCAGAGTAAATCTATATGTCGCGCGCGAAAATTGAATTCGCGTTTTTACTATCATTACTAATCCGTACAAATCATGTCAGGCAGGAAACTGGGCGCGCCAAAGGCCAGGAAAACTCCCAATCCGAAACTCGTCTATCGGCACACGTTCAATGTGTACTATTTGACGCTTTTCGGAGACTTGGACAAGAAAATCGCGGATGAAATCATGGATAACGCCGAAATGCTGCCGCCAGCTCTCTTTGATGCGAAGGCGTCAGGGTGCGATTTGTATTGCAATCCAACTCCAAAGGCAATCAGTGCAGTCATTGATTTGCTCGTTGTGATGCATGGACATATGATCGCGAGCATCGAGCATGATGATCCTGCGCTCATTACTGCGCTCCTGCGCATGCCAGAGACGATAAACGCGAATCTCAAGGCCGCGCGATCTAGTTGCGATAGCACGCTCGCGAGCTTTGGTGCGAGCGCTTTTCGCGCGAAACAAATCAAAGCGGATCTAGCGTTTGACGCAATGGATCGCCTTGTTAAGGGATTGGTGGAAGCCACATTTAATTGCACAATAATGGGTGGTCATTTGACGCGTAAGTTAGTACAATTGTGCATTGTGGCGCACGTACCCGAGCAAGTAATGCGAGTTGCAAAATCCATATCCGCGGAATCAAAGCGTCGCGCACCCGCAAAAGTCGTAGTGCCGGAAGCCGTCGCAGAGGATTCTGAATCTGAGTATGAGGACGCAACTTGCGCGGATGTTCAGTAGATCGCGCGCGAATCTTTTTTTGCGCATAAACATATATGGATTCCTGGATTGCAATAGTCATTGTTTGCATAATTATTCTCATCTTTTGGTATCGCGCGCGCGCAACGCGTTGCAAAAACGAAAGAGAGTTCATGACGGGTTTTTGGTGCGCATCGCCATCTAGTTGCGATCGCGCGGGTTATCGCGACGCATATTTGTACATGGGCGCGCCAAAAGATGATACGAACATCTCGCGCGCATACATTGTCGCGCTTAAGGGTGGGCGCGGAGTAATTAACCGCCCATTTGATTTTGACACAGAACATGCATGGACTGGGAATCGCGCGGTATGCGGCAAGATTAATGTTGGCGGACACGTGAGTGATGTTGCTATTGATCTTGATCTTCTCGCAAGTCGCATGGTTTGGCGCGATTCATTTGGTAAACCGCTTTTCGTATGGGAAAAAAATAGTCATCTTACATCACAGTTATTTTAAACGCGCGCGCCAGATACATAACCGGTGCTGGCGCCAAATTAAACCGCAGGCGTCTTATTTGATTGCATATGATTTCGCAATTATGTAGTCAGGTGCTGGTATATTGATCATCTGGTGCCGTACCCTTTCTTTGCGGTAGGTACGCGGCCAATGGTTGGCGCGCGATCACGTATCACGCACCAATCCTCTTTTTTTTGGGTGCGCGCGCGACTTCGCCAGTTAGAAACTTATTTGCGAGAATTGTGCTCGCGGATTCGCGATCTGATTCAAGATAGCGCAAGCCAAGCAACAAGAAGTTTTCTATTTGTTGACTTTGCTCGCGATTAAGATTACTATAGTTTTCGGTAATGTGGCGCGCAATAGAACAAGGGAGAATCGCAGGCGTATATCGCGGCACGCCATTGTTATAGTATTCCGCGAAAAGATTGCAAAATAGCTCTGGTGGCTCGCCAAGTAGGCGATACATGAGTACAATGTGCGCGTATATCGTTGGGAAATCCATGTCGCCCGCGACATCTTGATCAATGCTATCATCGTCCATTTGCGATCCATGTGTATGCGTACTTGCGGATTCTTCCTCTGCGATGCGAATGCCAGCCATTTCCACGCCATAATTCAAGTCATTTTCATCAAAAACATCAAAGAGAATGTCGCCGGTGATAACTTCAAACACAGTTACCATTGCGGCCCATATGTCCGCAGCTGATGTGTACGCGCGCCCGAGTAGAATTTCCGGCGCAATATAGGGTATTGTACCAACACTTGCGGGCGCGCATTGATGCGTTTCAGCGCGCGCGACACGCGACGATCCAAAATCGCAAAGAACGATGTCAAGTGTGGTTACACTCATAGTATCAAAGCGCGGGACTGTGCGCAACATTATATTGCTTGGTTTGATATCACCGTGCACCACATCTGCTTCTTGCAAGCATTTAATTGCGGAAAACAATTGGCGCGCGATTGCGAGCGTTGCAAGAGCTGGAAGCCCGGATTGATGTTCCTGGACACATATTGTGAGATAATCTTTGAGGCGCACTTCATACTTCGGCATAATAACGTACGGTAACACGCGAAATGCGCGCGCGGATTCGTCAAATGTAGTAAATGAACCACTATCTATTACTCTTTCCACGTGATTGCGCGCGTCACTTTCGCGCAATGCCGCGAGCGAGAGCATTGTTCTGCGAAATTGGCGCATATTTGCGAATACTTTGATGATTAGCGCGGGATTACTTGCGCAAAGCTCATAAACATCGCAGAATGTTCCACTTGCACATTTACCGCCAATTTTGTGCGTTGCGATGACCGTCGCGTTGGTCGCGGCGCCTATTGTCACGCTCCCGTTGGTCGCGGCGCCTATTGTCACGCTCCCGTTGGTCGCGGCGCCTATTGTCACGCTCCCGTTGGTCGCGGCGCCTATTGTCACGCTCCCGTTGGTCGCGCAAATAACAATCGTTCGCCCAGTAATTTCGCTCATCTATATGCAGTGCGCGCGTATCAAAATCAAAAAAAATAGTCGCGCGCACTCTCAGAGCGCGAGTTGCGCTATTGCGCCTTTCGCGCGTAAATGCGCGAAATAGTTTTTCGCAATGTGGCGCAATCGCGCGCTTTTAGCGATGGTGTGCGAGAATTTGAGAAATGTGCCCTTTTTGATTCCGCCGGATCTCGCATCAAGATACTGGGTTGTGAGAGGGTAGCGCATCGTGCAAATCAGAAACCAAATGGTCCCAACTATCTTACTTTGCAACTGACTTTGAACTCCAATATGATGTTTGAGTGCGTTACGAATAATGCAACGAATGAACTTCAGGTTATATGAGTTCAGTACATCGCGCAATAGTTCTGTCGCGCCTCCTGGCGCATTGTATCGCGCGACAATGTATGCCCCTATTGTGCGCTCGTAATAATATGAGATCTTGTGCTCACAAATTTCTTCGTCGCTGTCCAGAGTTACGTTACCATCCGCAGATTGCAATAGTAACTGTTCATAACCACGCGAGAATCCTTCCGTGCGCAATCCCATCATTTCCGCGATTTCTTTCTTGCTGCGCTGTTCACTCTTTCCGCATTCAACAAAGAGAATCGCGGCAAGAATCTCATTTTTCACGTCGCCCCGGCGAATAAATGGTGCGCCCTTTGTGAGCGCTTTTCGCTGGATTTCGTTGTAGATTTTCGCAACATTAATCAAGATGTGCGTGGATGGCGCAAGTGCGCTAAGATCGCGCGCGCTATCAACCATGGCGCTATTTGCGACGTAGGGAATCCCGCGACGTTCCGCGACGACTTTGAGATAAGTTTCACGACGGGTTATAAGATTCTCGTACACACCAACTCTTTGCGCACCAAGAGGGTCACTAGAGCCGTAATGTCTACGCAGATCGCGACATCCATATTGCATGAATTCGCTGGCCATATAACTTTCTGTATGCGCGGCAATACATTTGCATTGGCCGCACACATATTCATTACCCTGCGTATCCATCGGAATAAGGCAATTAGGACAAATATTAGGCGCAATCTTATCATCACAATCCGCGCATGTTTGCGATTGGCGTGCGAATTGCTCCAAGAGAAGCGTATTATTTGTACCACAACTTTCGTCGTCGCGCCCGTCCATCTTTGTGGATGTTATGAATCTTTCAATTTTTGTCATGGAATCGTCGTCGCTTATATATTTGCGTGTGTTTAGATGAATCGCGCGATTACCAGCCAACTTCATCACCGATATGAACAAGCGTTGGTTCATCATCAGGATCAACAATATCGTCATCCGCGCGCTCATCGTCCATATCGAACGCGTCCAGAGAGAATGGATCCATATCATCTTTTGCTTCTTCATCAAGCGCGTTTTGCACATCATCTTCGTCATTTTCATCATATCCAGCTTGATTCGCAGAACTATCAAAATCATCGCTCGCAAGTTTGGTACCCTCAACAACACTAAGATTATAATGTTCGCCTTTGATCGTAATGTTTTCGCGCGCAAGGATCCGCGCGAGTGCGGAATGAGCGAATGCGGCGCAGAGATGCGCTTTGGACGCGCTAATTGCATTAAGAATCGCGCAAAATGTCTCTAAGTAATAATCTACGATTTCCGCGGGTTTATGTAATTCCGCGAATAGCTCAATTGCGCGCGAAAGTACTAGATCTGGCGCAAGAGCATCGCGCGGTGCGAGCCCATTTTCCGCAAGCAGCGCGCCAAGAGATGGCATTTCCGCCGACATACTCTCCAAATGCGCGGATGTCAAATTAGGCGCGACTCTTTTTTTGAGATCATCAAGGAATTGCAAAATTGAGCGCGTCTGCACGCGCTCGTGCGCGGATAATTTACGAACAACCGCGTATAGCATGAAAATTTCATATATGTACGTGCGAAGTGCGTGAATGCGCGCGTCAAAGCGCGATTTGGGCACGCGCGCGACAAATGATTCATCCGCGAGTTGTTCGCGCGTCATGCCTTCTCGCGCGCCCAAAGTTTGCAAAGAATGGCGCTCTACTTTGAATGTTGCGGACGCATTCACTACTGTTTCGTAATTAAATGTCCATGGTTGTTGCGCGAAATTTCGCGCAACATCTTCAAGTGCTTCGTCTTCTGGTGAGATTCTGCGCCCGGGAATGGGACGCGAGCCTGGTGGCGGTGCGATATGTTGCTTGAAAATCTGCGCGTACTTATCAAAATACTCGCGATCGTACGCGCGCGCTTTTTGCGCAGAATAACCACATTTCGCACACACTGGGTCCACTTGGGATCGCGATGCAGCAAAATCATGCGCGCCCTCGAGTGGACATCGCGTCGCAAAGAATTGATAGAAATTCTCCATGAGCGCGCGCGCTTCAAGTGCAGTGCGGATCGTATCCTCATTCAACGCAGCAGTCTTAGATTGCAGAATACCGCATACAGAACACTTCTTGTCCGCATAGATATGGTCGCGCGCGCTAAATGCGTCTGGCGCACCTATTTTCACTTCGATCAATTCGCGCGGATTCGCGCCATTTTGCGCGGGAACAAAGATCATTGTGTCCCACTTGTGAATCTGGCCATTCTCATCGTAAATTGCGGATAATGCGCCCATTTTGTACACAAAGGAAGGCACGGGCGCGCGAATGATAAAGCGCGTTGGAATACGTCTTTCATCTTGCGCGCGCGCGATTTGCGAGGCTTCCTGCGCGCGCATCTGTGCACACTCCTGCGCGACTTTCTGGCGATATTCAATGATAGCGCGATTTGCGGTGTCAATTGGGTAGTCAAACGCGCGCAATGCATACATTTCGCGTGCGTTCGCGATGACGGAAGCAACTGCGCCTTTTGCGCGCGCACAGTGCTCAAATAAAGGTTCATAAACGTTGCGTGGATTGCGCGGTTTTGGTGGTAGTAGTTCGAAAATAGACTTCTCGTAATCAAATGGATCTTTATCATTTGGTATCCATTCAACCTGCGTGACTGGTTCGCGCGTCTTTGCGCGTGCCTTTGCTCCGCCTTTCTTGCGGTCGTCGTGCTTCCGTTCGTCGCGGCTCCTATCGTCGCGCTTCCGTTGGTCGCGGGTACTATCGCTGCAATGAGCAAAGAGAATCGCAAATACTGGATCATACATGAGAGTCGCGCGATAATCGCGCGGAGGTGCGCCAAATGGCATACTGGACGCAACATCGCGCAATTGCCCAATGGCGGATACTAGATCCGCACTTATGACTTCGCGAGTCATGCGCGGGACTAAGTTGAGCGCGACATTCTCAATTAGTATAATCTTATCCGTTGCATACTTGACTGCATACGCTTCTATGTGCGCGGGATTGCGCGGTTCAAATCCTTCAAAAATGATATTGAGGCGCGCCATGTTGACAATGCAATCCGCGAATGCGTAAATAGCAATAAATATGCGCATTTTCGCGGAGAATTCCGCGACAACACTTGTTTGCGCGATCGCGGTCTTATTTTCGATTGCCTCAATAAAGGGATAAATATGGCGCTCAATTGTGCGCACAAGTGAATGCTGATCAACAACATTTTGCGCGCGAAAATACCTTTGGATAATTGTGAGTTCATGATAAATTTCGGACGCGATTGCTTCATCTTCTGGATCCGCTTGTTCAACGTCGTCGCTAACTGCGATGGACCAAGAGAAGTATTCGCCACATACACGGCAATAGTATAATCTGCGATCTGGTACACGCTCAATGTACGCACTCATTGATTCGCGTTCGCGCGCGCGCGTTCCGTGATCTGCGACAACGCGCGCAAGATCGAGCGCATGCGGGCAAATCGCGCTCTGGCCGCAAAGCGCGCACTTTATCATGGTGTTGGTCGCAACAACTGATGTAGGCGCAACAAGAATCGCGCTAAGTGCGGAAAGTTGCGCGCGAATGGTAGTGATAGCCGTTGCTTTGCGCAGTGTGCTAACAAGCGCAATGTGCTTGCAGTCTATTGGCGCAATAGTGCGCGCGCGTAAACTTTCATATTCCGCGAGAATAAATTTGCGCTCGGCTTGCGTTAATTTCGCAAATAACTCTTCGTCACTGTTCACGCGCGCGGTAACAACGCGCATAAGACCAATTTCTGGTCCCATACCGCCAAGATCATACTTTGTTGCGCGCTTTGCGCCTTCAGTAATTACTTTGTTGAGACCAAGATGGTCCTCAATGAGCGATGCGAGTATTTCCAGGCGTCCAAGTCGCGCGCTATATTCGCGCGCGGCGCGAATTGCGGCCGCTCGCGCGCTTATTTCCGCAGTTAATCGCGCAATAATCTCTATGTGTGTGTCCGCGAGCGAGTATCGGGTTTTCCAGTACTCATGTTGCGCATTTTTCGCAAGGAAGTCCGCAATGAGATTTGTGGAGTGCGCGAAGTTGGGCACAATACTGAGGATTTGCGCGATCGCTGCCACGCGCTCTACTTGCGGCGCGTCAATCACATCAATGACTAATTCAGATCCAAAGTCGTCCTGTTCATTCGCGCGAATATGTGCGGGTGCGCAATTAGTCGCGCGTGCAAAGAAATACTGCTGGAACAAAAGGCGCACATAAAAGAACACTTCGCGATACAAAGATGGGGTTTGATCCGCAATTAGAATCGCGCGCGGCAAATATGGTTCTTGCGGGTCCACTGGCGGAACCGCGCGCTCTGGCTGAGCGCTAATACAATCATATGCAAGCGCGCTCGGAATTGCGCCATTGTGCGCGGGATATTGCCCGATGGGTGCGAGCGCGATTTCTGTGATGTAAACAGAAGTATTATTGGGCGTCACGGTCTCAATGCGCGCTGTACTTTCCTTTGAGGGTATAATCGCGGACAAAATGCTTTGCGGAAATTGAATGCCGGACATCTTTGTCGCGCGCGATGTTTGATCATGCGCGGGAGCGCGCGTAATGTTAATAGAAGGTGCAGGCGCGGCTTTGCGCGGATGGTGAACGCGCGCAATGTGTCCGCGAATGAGCTGTTGGAGATTACTTTTGCGCAAGTAATCCATAAAGGTGTCCGTTGCGATCGGTTGTACGAGCGGCACAATAAGTCGCGAATTGAATAGGCGCGTATCTTGACCGATTATTATGAGTTGGCGCGCCATAATTTCTGGATTGGTATGCATTTTGAATGCCGCGCGGATTATCGCGCTGAGCCTGAGTAAGTGAACGAATTGTAACGCGAGAGAGCGATCGCCCGCGAAATCCTTGACGAGGAGAGTTTCTTTGTCGCTATCCGGGATAGAATAGATATCTATGAGGCGATGAGCGTCATCGAATACCTCAATATCAACCGCGTCTGCAGAGCCACCGGATGGAGCGCGCGAAAATTGAATAGTTGACAGTCCATCATATTCTCCGAGCGCGAACTCATCCCCTGCGGGTATCACATCGTAGATCGTCAAATTAGCCGTTTGTATATCTAAAGGTATTCAGCAAGCCTATATAGATCCATTTCATAAAATGTCGCAAGGAAAAGATAAGGTCACCGGTATTTTGCGCGCGCAGCGCAAGCCAATGCGCATACAACGTGCTTCAAGCAAATCTGCGTATGAGAAGGCGCGCGCTGATATGTCATTTGATGATGTTCTCGCGGATGCGCGCAAATACTTCGCAACGCACGATATCTGTGTTGATGGAATCGAAATGTTCTTTCGCGGCCACGGTATGCCCATTAAAATCTCGCGCGATGCGGGTAATGAGTCTGCGACGCATGGACTCATCGTTCTTGCGGATCTGTCCGTACCAGTTAATGGAATCATAGTTGATACGCTGGACAACTTCAAGGTGCTTGTTAATCCGATGCCAGACGTAGTGCGCGACGAGAGCGCGCTGCAATACTGTCTTAAGAGCCTAAGTGAGTATTCAGTGTACCGCGCGCTTGATGGTACGCGCGTATCGTTGTACTATGTCGCGCGCGCGAACGCATGGCTCATGGCAACCGCGCGGTCATATGATGCGCGCGATTACAAGTGGGTTGGACCGAAATCATACCTAGAAGCATTCAAAGAGTGTGCTGGCGCGGATTTCCCGTTTGATACGCTGGATAAGGGCGCGGTCTATTCATTCATTTTCCGCCATCACGACTTCCATCCATTCGTGCGTGATCCGCAGTTCTTGATGCAAGTCGATGGCCCTGTTCTTACCGGAGTCGCGCAGTATGCACCGATGCCGCGCGAAGAAGTGCCATGTGCGGAGAAATTGCAGTTCCTCGCGCGTACGGCTTTTGTTGATCACGCGCGCGATGGGACGTGCAATTACGGATACATTTTCCGCAAAAAAGAAGCGGGAAGTCCAGCGGCAGTGTATCTTGAAAGCGCGCTCCATGAGTTCATCCGCAAGCAAATGTACGACATTCCATCAACAATTGCGCAACTTACGAATGAAACGCGCCCTGTCTATTTGCATTTGCGCGGTTACATGTCTCTGGGATCAAATCACGCGCATGTCATAATGTTTCCGCGCGCGAGTTGCGTTTACAGCAAAATGGATTACGTTGTATCGTTGCTTACGGATCTAACGATTGCCGAAATGCGCGCAAGTGGCAAAACAACGCGCGCAATTGGTATCGGCAGCGATCGCGCGAGTATCGGTGAAGGCCTATTTGGCGCGGCATGGAATCCAGTGCGCGACATGATTGGGCGAATCGCGCGCGGAGTTGCGGCACAATTGGCTGCAAATGGCTCAATTGGTGCATTTGGCGATCATATTCACGCGAATATCCGCGACCAATATCTCAGCGCAACAAATATGTCGGATTTCATGACGATTCTCACAATGAAGTGAGAGCGCGCTCAATATTTTTTGCATGCGGGAAATTGACTGGCCAAATATATCCATAGAACATGAGTCGGCAACAAACAAGTGATTCGCGCGATCTAAAAAACTTGCGCCATTTTATGGCGCGATCTGATGGACGGCGCTCGTACGCGCCCGCGATTTACAAAGCACCAGGAAATGCAATGTGTGATTGCGTTATTGATCCACTCACCGGGAGATCATATTGCATTTGTAGCGCGATGATAACGACGGATATGGCTTTTGCACCAGACCAAGTCGCGCGAGTTGTGAATCCACAGGTGCGCTTTGCATCGCCATGCGAGCGTGCGAGTCTCAAGCGGCGTCAGATGTACTTTGCGAAATCAACTGCGTAAATATGAATGAGACTTATTTTTGTATTCCCAGTATATCACCATAATATTTCAGATCTAACAATGTTAGACGATAATATTTGGTGGTGCATTGCGGCCTGGGGAGGGTATGGACAGGATACTTTTGAATGCGCGATGGACATGGAGAGCGCGAGCTCTCATGATATTGTTTTGGAAGTATCATGATCGCGAATGATTTGTGTGAGTATTGCTAAATTACTATCACTGATGTAGAATTGAGCAATGCGATTAAGTGGGAACGTGAGACTAATTTTTTGTTCTGTTGTTCCAGTATAGTCGCGCATATCAAAAACTTCCGGAATGATACTAAATAGCGGATACAACGCAAGGTCAATTGCGGATGGATCGCGGAGCGCCACTTCAAGGAACGACGTGCATTTCTCAATGAGAACATTAATAAAATCGCGCTCATCCACATTTGTTATTACCGCGGACAATATGCGCAAAGTATGAATTGGATCAAGAATAGATAGGATGTGAAACGCGCGATTGTAGTCATCATGTATGAGTGCGCGCACTTCGTTCACGCGCGGATGATTGGAAAATACGACTAAAAAGAAGTCAAATAGGTGCCTTTCTTGTTCTCGCGCGATTACATCTGGCGCGGATGATGTGTATGACATAACATTCTCGAAGAATGGATTTATTACGACGCGCGAAAAATCAATAATTTGTCCGCGGTAAAGAGAATGATGAGTGTATATTTTAGTTCCGATGACTACACTATGTTCGCTGTTTGTTGGTTGTACGCGTATATTACCAAGATGTCCATCCGTGTGAATTACGCCAAAATGAGTATGCAATACCAGATACGCGTACATCCAATCAAATAAAATATCCCTGATATTACCAATACCATCATAAAACGGGCGCGTTGCTATGCGACTTCGACAGATAATTGCAGTATTGGACATAATTAGATTGCCCGCAGATGCGCGCATCATTGTGTCAAAGTCATCGTTGTATGGATCCGTAATTGTTTCGCCACCTACTTCGGGCATATGAATATTCGCAAGAATTTTGTTGGCGGCTTCAATTGCCTCACCGCGCTGGAATCGCGCGCGAATGTACGGATTCATGAATGTATTTTCATCAACATCGTGCATCATTTCCCATCCCGTAATGTAAAAAGTAAATTGCGTTGCTATTTTTGACATGCGAACAAGATTGCACATAGTTTGCGAATATACTTCGCGCCATACGCGATAGCGCACATCATTAGGATACCGCAATTCATTAATCGTAATTGGAATTATCTTCATTGCGTAAACAGCCTGCGAAATATTGCGAACGCTGGATGAAAGTACTTTGGGACCATATTTGGATTCAATGTCCATTACGATACTCAATAAGTTTTCTATATCCGGCATGAGCCACGCGAAACCCACTGGGGAATATTTTGTGGTGCTCTCGCGATAAAGTTCGAGCAAGTAATAGAAATTCGCCATTGCAAGTTTAAAGTCATATCGCGAATCAAAAACCCATTTTTTGAAGCTTGCGCGATCTTCAGGCGATGCATTTGGCGGAAAGTAAAATACAGTATCAAGTGATGCCGCGTCAATGAATTTGAGGAATGGGTCTTCAACTTGCGACCAGAATTCAGCTTCCATTATCAAATCAAAAATAGGGCGCACAATTGCCATACCGCGCACTTCACCATCGCGCGAATTCGCAGTATTCCCAAATGTTACATTCGCCGATAAGAAAGAAGTCTCTGTGCCAGGCGCAACCCAAAGATATCCACAAAGGTTTCCCGGGCGCGTTGGATCTTTAGGCCAATTAATGTGAATAGAGCATGCAAAATTATAAACTTCGTAGCTACCCATGAAAATTGAATATCACTCCTCTAAGTTATATCCTGCTATATATCTAAGACTAAACTAATGCCAAGCGACACTGAAGTTCCTATGATAGACGAAAGCATCGTAATCGAAGATATCGAAGTCAACCTCCCCGCGGACATGGAGGGACTTGGATTCTAAAAAAGATCACAAAAAAAGTAAAAAGTCTTTTTTCACTTGCTTGCGCGCGCGACCGAAACATAGGATTGCGTGCGCGCTTTTTTTGGTGCGTGAATCAAGCACTTGCCACCATTAATTGCCATTCCGGCATTGATGCAAATCGCGAAGATATCCTGACCATTGGATTGCGCGATACGCATGATCTGACCGCATGGCGTACTTTTCCCAAGAATCTTGTCTTGCGTTTCCGCGATCACCTCAAGGTTCACTGGCGCGGTTTGATGCGCGACTTCACTCGTCAAGCGCGCGTTCTCCTCGCGAAGGCGCGCGCTTTCTGCAATCAAGACGTCAATGCGCTCCACTGTCGCGCGCAAATCCGCGCGCGTTTCATCCAGTTGCTCTTCAGTTGGGTGATCGTTTGTATGTCCTTGAACATAAGCCAGAGCCGCCAGGTAACCGCGATTGACGTTTCCGCGATTCTGTTGCTTGGATGTCATTGTGGTGGATATATATTGTTGTATAAGCATATTAAATTCATTTTTTTGAATTAGTAAACCAGAGTATAGAAATGGAATTCTGCCCTAACTGCAAGCGCCACATGCCGCGCGCGACATCCGCAAGTGACGCATCTGTCGTCTTTGAATGCGAAATATGCCATTACCACAAGAAGGGTTTGGCGGAAGATACGCTTTGGTTCGAAAAGACGAACGTTCACGAGGATGAGAAATTCCAAACAATCCTGGATCGCGCGAGTCGTGATCCGGCAGGGCAAACAGTCGCGATTGCTTGCGAAGAATGTGGCTTGCAATACATGACGCTTGTTCGCTTTGGTAAGGCCGCAACAACACAATACGTGTGCGAATGTGGTGCGCGACTGGATTTCGAAAGGAAAAAAATAGTGTAACGTCCGACGGACATTTCCGTCGGACGTTTCCGTCGGACGTTCCCGTCGGACGTTCCCGTCGGACGTTCCCGTCGGACGTTTCCGTCGGACGTTCCCGTCGGACATTCCCGCGCGAAATCACTGGAATGGTGGATGCGTCATTTCATTTGGCGACCAAATCTCCGCATAATTTTTTATGTGTCGTCCATCGTCACTCATCGCGCGACCCACGTGCCGCACGATCTTCAATGGGCATCTTCGCGCCTTAATTTCAGCAATCGCAATGTCGCGCGCGGTTGTGGCTTGCGCGGGAATTTCGTCTATCATTGCGGATGACATGCCATCCGTACTTATTTGCTCTGTACGCAAAGAGATTGCTTCCGTGTACTCAGAGAGCGACATAATTTGCGATGTGCGCCGCTTCTCTATTGGAATAACGATTATTTCTTCCGCCGCGCCCTTAACCATATCAAGTTCCGCTTGCGGATGTCGCTCTTCAACTGGCGCAATGATTGGCGCGGAATCCTCATCTTCATCATCATCTTCAGGCACATCTGATTCCTCCGGGTCGCGGTTTTTATCATCGCGCGCACTTTCGCGCACTTCCAGTCCTTCATCTTCTTCGTCATCCGCAGCTTCCAGTGGTTCATCCTCTGGATCGCGGACTGATTCACTTTCGCTACGATCATCGTTTTCTGCACGCGCGGACATCTGTATTGAATATCAATTAATAACTATATCCAGTCTTTCAAATTTACTCATGCAAATGCTGAGAATCGCGCATATTATTTTGGCGATCGCGTGCGGAAGTTACGTAATTCTGCGCGCGCTATGTTATCGCTTTATTTCGCGCGTTTTCGAGTGCACGAGCGCAAGACGCGCACATGCGCGCGAAGAGGCCGTGCATCATACTAAACCGTACCTTGAGGACGTCTACGCTACATTGGCGACTGTTGAGACTGATAGACACGAATATTTTAATATTACGGAAATATACAATTGTCTTGTCGCGCAGGACATGATCTCAAGCATACAGATTCGCGCGAATTTCGCGAATGCGATTCGCGCGCACGTCGTGTGCAAAAATGGATCTGGATGCACGCTTTGCGCCCATATTGATCTTATTAATCACACTGCGAAAGTAATTCACGGTTGCGGCGCGACATACGAATTTAGCTTTTAAATGATTGTGATTTTTTTGTGCAAGGCAGGTCTATTCTAAATTTCCGCGCGCCATATATAAACGCACGCACGCATAGTACATGGAATTTTCGTCTTCTGATGTCTCTAGAGTGGATGCAGCGCCCGATGAGATTGCCGCGAATTCAGTTAGTGAAATGTATGATGAATTGCGCGAGTTCATGCGCAAGTATGGGCGCGTAGATCACAATGCTGAGTATCAGTTTCTTGATCGCGCGACTGGCGCGAAGTACCACTTTGATGATTCGGTTCTGGCGCAATTCTTTGAGCTCTTGGATGCGTGTCGGCGCGATACGTGTATACTACACGTGTTGGAGCGCGTTGGCGACGCACCCGCGGGTATAATGGTCGATTTCGATCATAAACAAGATGCACCCGCGCCGTCAATTTTTGCGCGCGACTCCATTTCGCGCGCAGTTGCACTCTTGGCGGGAATCATCTCAGAAGTGCTCGCAGACCCGCATCAAGTGAGCGACATGGCGCGCATTAGCGAGGAAGCACGCCGTGCTATCTGTGATGGCGCAGGAACCAGTCAGGGCGCACCACGCGCAATCGCGCGCGCATATCATATCTTCGCAATTAAGCGCGACCAAATTACGCGCGATCCGAGTGGCGATGGATATAAAGATGGTATCCACTTGCTTGTTCCGGAGATTTGGATGAGCAAAGGCGCGCGCCGTTTCGTCGTTGCGCGCATGCGAACGCGCGCGAGCGAGATATTTGAAGATCCATTGCCCAATGACGTAAACACAATGGTTGATATGAATTCCGCGCATGTATCCACCCATCTTCTTGGTTCTTGCAAAGTTGGCGGTATCCCATATCATTTGGAATACGCGGCGCGCGTCATGTGCGGTTCCGGCGCAAATACAATCGTACCACTATCAATGGATGCACTAATGAGCGGTTATGATCGCCCTGCGGCAGAAGGTGGAATCAAGATCAGCTTAGTGTACGAATTGAGTTTGACGCAGTATATGCCAACGTTTCGCGGCCAACCGACATGGTTACAGAAGCGCGCGACCATTCTTACAAGCGAGCGATCTGCGCTCGTTGAAGTGCCATTTGAGAACATAGATATTGCGAATCTCGCAGACACACAACGACGAGGATTCGAAGATCAAATCGCGCACTTGATAGGGAGTGACTCGGAAGCTGCGTACCTTTGCGATCTTTTGAACGCGCTTCCCATCTCATTCGCGCGCGAATATGATCAATGGCTGAAAGTGCTCATGATCATTGCGAATGAAAACGCGAAATACAAGTTGCTCGCGCAAATGTTCAGTATGCGCGCGGCAGATAAATGGAATCCGACTGAATTTGAGCGCATATGGAGCACATTATGTATTCGCGCGCGCGAGCGCGGACCACAATGCGCGAGTGTAACACTTCATTCACTCGAATTTTGGGTGCGAGCGGAAAATCCGCGCGCGTATGAAGACGCAAAGAGCAAGAGCGCGCGCGGATATCTCATGGCGAGTATTTTCGAGAATAAAGGCAAATTGGATCACGACACAATCGCGGGAGTCCTCGCGCGTATCCTGCGCGGGCGCTATGTGATTGATACGGATGCGCCTGATCGTCGCGCGAGTGATGACTGGTTTGAGTTTGTGATGGCGGACACTACGGATATTCGTCCCGGCGAGATTTACAAATGGCGACGAGTTCGAATTCCTCATAGCATCTATCTTATCATTTCAACGCAAATTCGCGCGTATTGTGTCGCGATTCAGCGCGACATTTACTCGCGCGCGGAACATTCCGCGGATGAGGCTCACAAGGAGCAATACAAGCGCATCGCGCAGAAACTTGGCACGCAAATATGTTCATTGCGATCAAATCCATTTCAGGAAGCAACTATTCGCCAAGTAAAACATATGTTGTATATGCGCGGTTTTGCGGCATCTTTGGATACACAACCATTTGTTATTGGTGTCGGAAATGGTGTTTTGGAGTTCATTAACGTGGAAATGCCGAACGCAGAGCCGCGACTAATCACGGGTTATCACGAAATTCGCGTGTCAAATTACACTGACGTAAACTACGAACCATTTGATGCTGCGAATCCGTGCGTGCGCGATATTATGCGCGCGTACCATGACATATTTATTGAAGATGATGTGTGCGAATTCATCTTATTTTACCTTTCTACGTGGCTAGATCTATGTGATTCGCAGCGCACGATTATTCTTCTTGGTGGCGGAGGATCCAATGGAAAAACGTGGTCTGTGCTATTTCCGCAAGCTGTTCTCGGTATGCACTACGTTCGCGCGCTAAAGATGCAATTACTCACGGAAGATCATGAGAAAGCGCGCGAAACGAACTCCGCGCTTATGCAATTGAAAGGACTGCGCGGTGGCTATTTTGATGAATCTCGGCAAGGTGAAATGCTCAATCCCGCGCGCGTCAAATCAATAGTAACTCCTGGCTTTCAATCAGGTCGCGAGCTGTATTCGAGCGAAGAACAATTCCGGAATACCGCGAATACAATTGGAATTTCAAATTATCCTATTGGCGTGGATGCGACTGATAATGGAACGTGGGATCGCATACTCTTTTATCAGTGCAAAGCGCGTTTCACGGACAACCCAGATCCCGCGAATCCGTACGAACACATTAAATGCAAGAATATGACGGAGAAATGGCCGCGCAATGAGAATTATAGGCGCGCAATGCTCTCAATTCTTGTGCATTATCGCGCGCGCCTTGAACGCGAATATGAAGGGAGCGTGCGTCGCATTCCGTGCGCGACAATACGCGCGGAAACGAACGCGTTTCGCGCGCAACAAGACCCACTCGCGCGATTCATTGCGGAGTGTGTGGTTCGTTCGCCGCGCCAATCTATGCCTGTGCACGTACTTATTGATCATTACAAGCATTGGTATCGCGAAACCAATGGAGTGCGGTTGACTGGCGCGAATTTCGAAATGCTCTTTCAGAATTCGCGCGTTGGCGAGTTTATTCATCCAGTCGCGGACGGAGGTGAGCTCATTGCCACTGGTTTGCGCATTCGCGGGAAGAACGATAGACTCGCGAACGACGAACTTGCATTTGATTGAGCGCGCACAATTTGAATTCTCTTTTTTGATAAATTATAATTATGTTGCACGAAGAATTTATCAGCGCCACTTTGCAAAATGGAGGATGGAAATGCGCGATTTGT